GGCTGGAGGCTTCCGCGTATATCCTGATTAATAAACCCCTCAAGCTCTGGCGTCATGGAGATTTCGGATAACCCCATGAGCTTGGCGGTGCCTGAAACCGCCGTACCATAGGTGGTTTCCTTGCCAATTTGTGCCTGAAGTAGATCAAGAACGGGCATGGGGTTACTCCTCTACATACAATCCAGTTGCCAGCGCAAGCGCGCGGGTTGCGTCGCTCAGTGCCAGCCACTCGTCAAGGGTGAGATCGCGAATGGGCACGCCCTCAAGATACTGCGTGCCGTCGCCGGTATAGCGGATTATCGTAATCGTTTTATGTGCTGGCACTCAATACCTCGCGCACGGTGAGTGTTGCCAAAACGCCATAATACGTTTCGCCACTACTCAGCGGATACTCAAAAATCCCCGGCTCCACGGTTGCGGCGTCTAGTGTGGTTTGGCTGCCGGTACCGCCTGGCTCTCGGAATGTGCGCAGCATATCAATGTACGCGCCGCAGTACATCATGACTGGCGTGGATACATCAACCACGCCACGCCCTAGCGCCTGTTTTCTGACGAGCAGCAAATCGTAGATTGTCCAGGTGGGCCGGGCAAGCGTGCCAATCGTTAAGAAACCAAAGTTCCCATCGGTGTCCCGGCCATACAGTAGCACGCGCCGGGGCAGGTTGCCCTGCTCAACAAAGCCGGGCGTGGCGTCCAGCCCGTATACCTCGACGGTTGCGCCATCGTAGGCGACGTCTTTGGCGGCCAGATTGGTATAGATAATGACAATGTTACTCACATCCGCCTCGCATACGCGCGCAACGATCGCCGGGCATTGCTTGGGATTTCGTTGGGCATCAGCACCCCGCCGTCACCGGTCATGATCGGGCGATCGGCGTCTGCGGTGGGGCCGCGCTTGCGGTAGAAGTAGCATGCCAATTCGCGCGCGATACGCTCAATGGCTTGCGGTACCGTCAGGCTGTATGCCCATCGCCCCAACACGCTGATCGCGTTCTCATGGTCGGTGACGTATTGCCACGTATATCCCTGGCTGGCCTTGAGTACGATCTGACGGTAGGGTTGGCTATTGGCTGGCTGGAGCGTGTAGGCTGTACTAGGGATCACCTCAGTATCACCATTGGTGAGCGTGGTGATACTGAGAAGATCATAATCCAGATTCAGCGTGCGCCCATTCGCGTCGCACACCGGATCAAAATAGCGGGTCGTATCGGCGGATGCCTCAAATACGCGCCCGGTTTGCTCCTCGATAAACGCTTGCGCGTCAAGGATGGCCTCCGCTATCACGGTGTCATCGGTTGACGTGGTGATCTCAAGCCACTGCTTAATGCTTGCCGTGGTGACGTAGGCCATCGTTAATCCTCTGCGGCATTGAACGTTACAGTGATTGTCCCGGTCGTGTAGGCGCTAATTCGTGCCCGCACTTGCGACAATCCGCGCAGGTCAATCTGATACAATCCGTCAGCCGTAGCAGTAGCGGCAGCCGTGCCACTACTGAGCAGGGTTGCTCGAATACCCGCCCAGGTTGCCCCGTCGATTGTGGCTTCCCACGTAATCGTTGCGGTGGTAATGCCAACGATTTGCGCTACGCCCCATGAGAGTCCGCTGACGTGCGAGGGCGTACCATTGCCCGTTGCGACCGCAGCGGTTTGCAGAATGTCACGCGACGTAAAGCCTCTCATGGGAGCACCACGTATTCGATCTCTACCACCGCCTGACCGGCCTGGGTGACAGCAACCCCGGTGTGACGAACGATGATTGGTGTATTGGCGGCGACAAACGCGGCGGCACTGGTGAGCGTCATGGCGGTCGCAGTGCCGACGGCTGATGTGTTGGCGTATGCGGTAGCGGCCACAATCTCTGCGCCGCCAACCGTGGTGCCGATCTTGGCATTGCCTGCCGCAACCGTGCCCGTGGTGGCGTCCACATAGACAATACGCGCCGCCCTGATACTGATCGCTTGCGAGCTGCGCATGATAACATCATCGATCGTAGTGCCAGCGCCATTGTCAAGGTTAAACCACGACGATCGGGCGATCTCGCGCCGCCCTTCGCCGCGTGGGATATAGGTATCACTCATACGTGTGTATCCTTGCAAAGGGGAGTAGGCGACTACTCCCCTTGATGGTTAATCCTAGACGCCGACGTTGTAGCTAATGGCCGATGCCTCGGTATCGCGGTACTTGAGACCCAGGCGCATCATCACCACGATCTGATTCGCATCCGCCTCTGGGAAGCGGCTCGTCTCCATGGTCATGCGGCGCTTGTATGCCAGCTTCCAGTAGTCCGGTCGGACAGACAGGATCGATCCGGTCGTGTTATTGCTATCCGTGCCGTCAATCTTGCCAGCGGTGTTTGCCATGCGCTTGGCGCTCAGTTTGTGCATGTGGTAGGATGTGAACACCCGATAGCCCCATACATTCGTAATCTCGCCGTTCTCCAGCGTGGCATTGCTGAACACATCCTTGGTCTTCAGTGCCGCCAATTGCAGTGCTTTCCAGCGCGTGTTCGCGTCCTGAATGAACACAACCTTGGTTGTGTCTGCGCCCAACAGGCCCGCCGTGCCCATCAGTTTGGCTGTGTTGATATAGTCGGTATCGACGAGCGCCCCGCCTGCGCTGCGGCTGTTGGCGGTATTCGTCACCAGCGCGAGCTTGCGGAAGCCGTCAACCGACAGGTAGACCGCTGATGCGGCTGGCGTGCCACTGATCAAGTTGATATTGGTGGTAGCACTAGCATCAACGTCGCCGTCAATGATGAGGTGCTCCACCACTTCGCCCGCCGCAATAGCGAGCTGCATGCGGAGCTGGGTGACGAACGGGATAATGCTATCCTCTTCCATCTCGCCCGACCACTCAACACGTGCGCCGATCTTGGTTGCGGTATGCAGCACGCGATCCGTGGCGAGCTTCGACGCCGTGACGGTCGCATCAGGGCGGCCCGTGGTGGCGTTATTGTCAGTCGTCTGCCCAACCTTATAGAACGTCGGGTCGGTGCTCTCTAGCGGGTCGTACACGCTCTCAGAGCCTTGCGGAATCTCAATGGTTGGCAGCAGGCTGGCGATGTTCGCCGGGGCGCGTACCACATTCCAGATTTGGTTATTCCAGGTAATGCCAACCCACTCATCACCGAAACCAGCTTGGGTGGAGTAGTCCAATTCGTTCGCCTTGGCGGCGTTCAGGAAGTCGGCTGGGTCAATACCCTGCAACTTCATCGCGTGCTGGACTTCGCGGGCGCTTGCGTCGGTGCCTTCGGCACTCTTGATTGCCAGGGCGCGGTAGAGTTCCTTGGGTGCCTGCTTGCCGTTCTTGGTGCTGTTCAGCAGCCCACCCAAGAATGCCACATCTTCGGCACTCAGATGATCATACTTCTTGACGCCATGGAATGCGGTGACGGTCGGTGCCTTGCCATCGGGCAGACGTCGGCTCTGCACGGTCTCAGCTTCCCACGATGCGCGGGCGGCCTTGACGGCTTCGGCGGTTGCGGCTTCGAGCTTGGCGGCGTCTGCGGCTGCGGCTGCAACCTTGGCGCGCTCACCCTCAAGGGCGGCGGCGATCGCGGCCTGTACTTCTTCGGGGGTCATGTGATACTCCTGTATGATACTATCGGGACGCCCCGCATCAGCCGCCGTGGTGGCCTCTGGCTGTGCCTCTGGGTTGTCATCATCGGAATCTATGTCAATGCCCAGTGATTTGAGCACCGGGCGTGCGACCGAGTAGGCGTGCGCCTGCGGGTGTTTGCCGTCCGGGTTATCCCACGCGCTGATCTCCACAATGGGCCAGTAGGCGAGCGTGCCATCTGACTCGCGCCGGATGAGATGCGATGCGGTGCCAGGGCTTGCGGCGGCGTGGCCGCTTTCGGCGGCGGCCCATACCGCATCCGCTTCGGGCTTGTTGTTGAGTTTAGCCGTTAGGTAATGCCCATCGGCGCGATCTTCCCGGCTGATGGTTTTGCCGATGTAGATCGGTTTCTTGCTGCGTCCGCCGCCCTTGGTATAGCCGTGGTAGTAGGCGACGGGCGGCGTCGGGTAGTTTTCGGTGTCGAAGTCGGTAACGCCCTGGAGGAATCGCTCGTTATGCGCGTCCCATCCCCACGCTACGCGGATTTCTAGC